GGTTACAACTTTAATTCTAAAATTACTTCAATAGATCAAGCAGAAAAAAATTTTAAAGATATATTTGGTGTACAAAAAGTAAATCAACATTTTTCTTTTAATCAATATCTGGCTAAAAAACCTATATCAGATAACGGTAGAGTTTGTTTTAATGGTAATAAACTTTTCTTTTTAGAACCGTTAGAAGCAACTGCTATTTCATCATATGTTGAAGTTTGTAGAAGTCTGTTTGATTGGTTATTTTTAGGTAAATATAATAAACAACAAGCAAATGACAGTATAAAAAATTATATGTACAAAATTCAAAATTTTATTTTACTTCATTATGCTACAGGTTCAATCTATAATACAAATTTTTGGTCATATGCAAAAGAATTATACAATAATAACAAAAATGAAGATATGTTAAATTTTTTAGAATTAAGTAAAAATTATTCAGAAAGTGCAGGTAGAAACCCAGGATATAGTAAACAATATGCACAATGGCCAACTTGGGGTGTTAAAATGTGGCACGATTACATAAATTAACATAAATATAAACATAAATATAACAAAGGGTGAATAAATTATGAGTGAAACAACTAAAAAACAAGTAACAATTGATGGTAAAGATTACGATTTTGACTCATTACCATTGGATATAAGAAATTCTATTATTGCTAGACAAGAAATACAAACATCAAAAGCTAGACACGAAGTAGAATTAGAAAAAATTACAGTATTGACTGACTATTATAATAAAAAAATAAAAGAAGGAATAGATAAAATTAATGGCAGCGATAGCAAATCTGATAATTGATCAAGGTGCTACTTTTAGTACAGACATAACTGTTAAAGATGTAAACGGTGACGCATTTAATTTAACTGGTTATACTGCTGGTGCAGCGATGGCTAGAGGTTATCAAGCAACTCAAACAAGACAAATAATTACAGCAACTGTAAATTCTGATCCTACTACAGGCATTATTACACTTTCACTTACTGCTGATCAAACTTTACAATTAGACGCACCTGGTAGGTACGTTTATGATGTAGAAATAACAAATACTGTCGATAGTACAATAACTCGTGTGATTGAAGGTATAATAACAGTTACACCTCACGTTTTACATACTCCTTAATAATATTTCTTTTTTTATATAGTACACTATTTTTATAAATATATTATAAATAATAAGAGAGAGATTAATGGCAATAACAGCAAAAATTAATAAAAATAATGCAGGTGCTCAACAAGTATCAGTAACAGTACCTAGTGCTTCTGCTAGTCAAAAACTACGTCTTTTGTCAGACGTAAATGCCTCTACTCTTACTGACGGTGCTTTAATTCAATATGATGCTTCAACAGATAAGTTTACAACAAGAAACGAATTAGAAACTACCACAGGAACTTTAAAGTTTAATGGCGGTAACTTTTAGGAGAATTTAAATGGCAACAGTAATACAGATTAAACGTTCAGGTGTCGCAGGATCGCCGTCTGAACTAGCCCAAGGGGAACTCGCCTATTCATATTTAGCAGATAATGGATCAAATGGTGGTGATAGGCTTTACATTGGTACAGGAACAGAAACAGACGGTGTAGCAGCCGATATAGAAGTAATTGGTGGTGTATATTTTACAAGTAAATTAAGCCACACACCAGGTACACTTACAGCTTCATCAGCTCTAATAACAGATTCAAACAACGCAATTGACACACTTAACGTAGGTAATTCTACAACAGTTGGTGGAACAATTAAATTTAATGAAGGAACTAATAATGGTGCACATTTTGTTGCCTTAAAAGCACCTAATAGTGTTGCTTCAGATATTACATATACTCTACCAGGTAGTTTTAGTAATGGACAATTTTTAACAACTGACGGTTCAGGTAATTTAAGTTTTGCTGCTGTACCATCTGGTTCGTTTACATTAGCTGCTGATAGTGGATCAAATGATACATTTACTACAGGCCAAACATTAACATTTACTGGTGGTACTGGTATAGATACTACTGTATCTGATAATGAGCTTTCATTTGCTATTGATAGTTCGGTTTTAACTAACTCATCAACACACACTTTAACAAACAAAACATTTGACGCAAACGGTACAGGTAACTCAATATCAAATATTGAAGTTGCTGATTTAGCAACTGGTGTTTTAGATACTGATTTAAGTTCCGTATCGGCAAGTGATGATACTCTTGCTTCTGCTAAAGCAATTAAGGCTTATGTAGATTCACAAGTAACAGCACAAGATTTAGATTTTCAAGGTGATACTGGTGGCGCATTATCAATTGATTTAGATAGTGAAACATTAACTATTGCTGGTGGAACTGGATTAGAAACATCTGGTGCTACAAACACAATCACAGTTGCTATTTCTGATAGTGGTGTTGACACTACTCAATTGGCAGATAGTGCTGTAACAACTGCTAAAATAAATGACAATGCTGTTACAGTTGCAAAACTTGCTACAACTTTAGACTTATCTTCTAATACAGTAACATTACCAAGTTCATTTGTAACTACAACAGATACTCAAACTTTATCTAACAAAACACTTACAGCACCTAAAATTGCTGACGCAGGATTTATTGCTGACGCAAATGGTAACGAACAAATTATCTTTAATACAACTGCTTCTGCTGTTAACCAATTTGAAGTTTCAAATGCTGACGCTGGTAACGGTGTTACAATTGCTTCATCTGGTTCTGATACAAACATTGATATTATATTAGACCCTAAAGGTTCTGGTACAGTTGATGTTAATAATAGTAAAATTACAAACGTTTCTGATCCAAGTTCAGCACAAGACGCTGCTACAAAAGCATACGTTGATGGTGTTGCAAACGGATTAGATGTAAAAGAATCAGTTTCACTTGCTTCAACAGCAAATGTTGCTGGTACTTACGATAACGGTGCAGGAACAATTACTGCTGGTTCAAATGGTGCTATATCTATTGACGGAGTAACTCCATCAGTAAGTGATAGAGTATTGTTAAAAGATCAAACTGATCCAGTTGAAAATGGTATCTATACAGTAACAACTGTTGGAGATGGTTCAACTGCTTATGTATTAACAAGAGCACCTGATGCCGATACAGCTGCAGAATTAACTGGTGGTACTTTCTTCTTTGTAGAGGCTGGTTCTACTAATGCTGACAACGGTTATGTTGCAACTCACAATGGTACACCAACATTTGGTACAACTAACATTACTTTCTCTCAATTCTCTGGTGCTGGTCAAATTAGTGCTGGGGACGCTTTAACAAAAACTGGTAATCAGTTAGATGTTGCTGTTGACGACTCAACTATTGAAGTTTCTTCAGACGCATTACAAGTTAAAGACGCTGGTATTACTGCAACTCAATTAGCAACTGATGCTGTAACAACAATTAAAATTACAGACGCAAATGTAACAGCAGCTAAACTTGCTTCTACGTTAGATTTATCTGGTAAATCAGTTACACTTGCAAATGGTGAAATTTCAAATGCCGAGTTAGCAAACAGTTCATTCACTATTAGGGATGAAAGTTCTACTTCAGACGCTATTAATCTAGGAGAAACTTTAGTTATTACTGGTGGAGAAGGTATTGATACTTCAATTTCTTCAAATACATTGACAGTAACAGCTGAATTAGCAACTACTTCAAACAAAGGTGTTGCTTCATTTAGTTCAGATAACTTTACAGTAAGTACAGGTGTTGTAACAGTTACAGAAATAGATGGTGGAACATATAGTTAATAATTAGGAGACTATAGTGGCAACTGTAATTAAATTAAAAAGAAGTGAAACGGCAAGTTCCGTACCTACAACAAGTGATTTAGCTGTAGGTGAAGTTGCTATTAACACCGCTGATCAAAAAATTTATGTTAGAGATAGTGGTGATAGTATTGTTGAGATTGCAAACGCTTCAACAACTGATTTAACAAGTGTTGGAAGTAATATTGTACCATCAACAGATGAAACATACGACTTAGGTACTTTAGTAAAATCTTTTAAAGATATATTTTTTACAAACGATTTAAAACAAAAAGTTAATATTTTTACAGCATCTGGAGGATTATCAACACCAAATACACAGTTTGCTTTTGCAGCAAATACAGAAAGAAACATATTTGCTGAAGTTTACACAAACACTGGTGGTCTTTCTACTTCAGCTGTAAGTAATACAACTTTTGATGATAACAACCCAGCATATAGGTTTTAAAAATGGCAGATAAAACACCAATAAGATTAGTATATAGTGGAGCTACTCCCACTGGTATAGCAGAATATCAATCAGGCGATACAATTCCAGTAACTTCAGGTGGTACAGGTTTATCATCTTTAGGTACTGCTGGATATTTTTTAAGAACAAATGAAGCAGGAACTGCTTTAGAATACGCTCAAGTAGTTTCAACATTATCTATCGCAGCTGATAGTGGTAGTAACGACTCTGTTTCTACAGGTGAAACTATTACCTTTTCAGGACTTTCAGGTATAACAACAACAGTATCAAATAACGAAATTTCAATTGATTTAGACGATACAGCAGTAACACCAGGTTCTTATGGTTCTGCTACATCTATTCCAACATTTACAGTTGATCAACAAGGTAGACTTACAGCGGCTGGTTCGGCTAGTGTTGCAACTACTTTAACACTTGCTGATGACAGTTCAACAAATGCTAATATTTCATTATTAACTGACACATTAACAGTATCAGGTACAACAAATGAAATCGAAACAAGTATTTCAGGTTCTACTTTAACAATAGGATTACCTAATGATGTTACCATTAGTAATGACTTAACAGTATCAAATGATTTAACAATAACAGGTAATTTAACTGTAAATGGTACAACAACAACTATATCATCTACAAACACAACAGTAGAAGATTTATTATTAGAATTAGGAAATGGTAGAACAGGATCGGCAACAGGTGATTCTGGTATTATTATTGAGAGGGGTGATGATAACAATGTATTTATAGGTTATGACGAATCTGAAGATGAAATTACTTTTGGTACTGGTACATTTACTGGTGCAACAACAGGTAACTTATCTTTAACGGACGCAAATATTAGAGCAGGTGGTATTACAGCAACAGGAAATTTAGATGTTAGTGGTTCTTCAACATTAAGAGGAAATATCACTATGGGTGTCAACGCTGGTGATTCAACTGAAGACTCTATTACTGTTAATGCTAGATTTGTTTCAAATTTAGAACCTTTGACAACATTAACATATGACTTAGGTTCTCCAAATAGAAGATGGAGAGATATTTACTTATCGGGTAATACAATTGACCTTGCAGGTGCAACAATTTCAGGTGACGGAACAGGTGCAATTTTGATTTCTGCTTC